GTCAAAGAAGACCTCTACCTCTTGCCGCGACCCGTCAAACGGAAAACCGTTGATGACTTGCTCGAACGCCAGGTTGACCTTGGCCTCGGCTGACATGAAGAACGTGTGGTTCTGAAACTGCGACCAGTCGACGTTGAGCTGCTGCGTCGACTTCAGTCCTACGTTTGCCGGGTCGTACTGGAACGACGCGCTGCTCAGGACGTTGGTGTCTGCCAGCGTCTGGAAGTTCATCGACAACGGCCTGCTGCCTGTCATGGCCGCTCTCAAGAACGACGGGATGTAGGGGTTAGAAGTGACAGCCATGAGGTTTAGAACCTAGCCTTACGTATCAGAGCTACGGTCCGGGGACCACCCTGAAAGGCGCGGATGCGCCCCTATACAGCTGCTGGTTGTTGTTCGTGACCGTCATGATGTCGATGACGTAAGCATGGCCCGAAGTCAGGTTCGACATGTCAAGGCTGAAGAACATCCCAGCCGAGTCGTTTGACACCCGCGTTGAGTTACCCGTCAAGTCGAACGGGACAGCGAGGTTTCCGTCGTCGTTGTCTCTGACTTGGTAGTGCACGTCACGGATGACGACGCCGGGGAGCTCAACGGGCAGCCTGACAGCGTTCTTGAGGAAGGCTTGGGTGTAGTCAAAGATGTGGACGCGCAGCGTCGTCACTTCTGTCGAGCTGTGTTCATCATGTAGCCCAAAGATGCTGACGGTGAGGTTGAGCGGCGCCAGCAGCTGTGGGCCACGTTGGGGGGGAAACGCCCTGATGACGCTCCCTGTCAGGTAAGCGACGGTGCCGTCAAACGACTGCCAGATGGGCGTAAAAGCGATCGAGCCAGAGGCTTGCCACTGCGGCAACAGCAGCGGATCTGTCGACGGCACCAACACCGATGACGAGTACACTCCTGTGACTGGAAAGATGCCGTGAAAGTGCTGCGACCCGGTGAAGTACAACGAGTGAGTGCCGCCCGACACGGGAGTAACCAGCTGCAAGACCAGGCTGTGTGAACCTGTCACCTGCGTCGACCCAGAGACCAGGTTTGCTAACGTCGACCTGACGTAGTTGTAGAGGAAGAGGTAGCTCGTCGAGTCGAGGTACAGGTTGTTGGTGTCGTCCTGGACGGAGTCGTCGTACCTGACGATGAGCTCCGGGTGAAGCTCAGTGTTGAACGCCGTCCTGCTGGCAAAGCGCTTGACGAAGTAGGTGTGCGTGTCCTGTTCTAGGGGTTGGTCAAAGGCGACTCGAAAGCCTACGTCGGGCAGCAGGCCTGCCAACGTTGCCGACACGACCATGGTCACGTCAACGTCAAGGTCCTCGGTCCCCTTGGGAAAGAACTGTCGGGCTACCAAGCTGGCGCCGGCGGAGATCAGAGAGCTTCCGGTGATGTAGTCGCACGGTTGCTGAGCGCTGGCGCTGAGCCCGCAACCAGAAGCAAACCAGGAGCCGCTGGCCAACGACGCAGTCATCCAGTTTGTGGTGTCGGTGTCGGAGTAGTAGACGACGTCACGGCCGTGGCCTTCGTCAAAAGAGGCAGACAACGGGAAGACGGTGACGTAGAAGTGATCGGGTGTGGGTTGTCCCCCGTAGACGTCAAAGAGGTGCAGCCGGCACGAAAACGCAGAGCTTCCTGGGTCTAGAGCGCCCAAAGCGACCAGCTGCTTCAGCGGCGCCAGGCTGAAGTGGACAAGGAGCCGTGACAGCTCTACGTTGGGGACCGAGACGGCTCCTGAAACGGTGCCAGACAGCGACGTTGTGATGCCGTAGAGCTTGAACAGGTCGAGCGAACCGGCGTTGCCGACGTTGGCTTGCACCTGGGGCACTTTGTTGACGATCCTGTTAGTGATGTAGGTGTCGCTGTCTGCTCCTAGGACTTTGAACATGTCAGACCGATGCCCTTCCTACGACGTCAACGTCCGGGTACCTGACCTCGAAGATGCCGCCGGCAGGAGGAAAGATGATGCCCATCCGTGTGCCGGCGTCTACGTCAAACGTCACGTTGCTGTACTGCAGGTTGTTGACGAGGCCCTGGATGTTGGTGAACTTGTAGTTGTTGATCGACAGCACACCCGGCGTCTGGAAGATCGCGTTTCTGACGTTGTCCATGACGATGGGCTGGTCGATCTGGAAGTTCTTGATGTCGAACAACGACTGCAGCTTGGCCAGCACGTTCTGGACGACGATCGTCCTGTTGAGCGCCGGATCGATCAAGACGTCGAAGTCAAACGTCAGGTTGATGACGCGTGCGTCAAGGATGTCGATGGCATCGCTGATCATGCGGTACGGGTTGAGGTACTTGACCAGGTTCTGCTTCAAGGTGTCGGGCGACGTGATCAGCTGGCCCTGCGCGTTGCGTGAGATGATGAACAGCTGCGTTGCCAACGGGTTGTGCGGGTTTGACCTGACTGACACCCGGAAAACACGGCCGAAGTTTGATGGGATCGTGTAGACGCGAGCGAGCAGGTCCTCACGAGTGACGATCCTCTTCTGGCTGTTCTTGACAGATGGGATCAGCGCTTTGAGATCGTCGGCCGTCGGTGCGTCTTCGCCGCCAGAAGCCCTGACCTTGTTGGTCACCGCCAGGCTACCCTTGACCCCCGCCGCGATGTTTGGCTGCGGGTTGTTGGGAAACACCATGATGAGCTGCTTCACTGACTGGATCGTGTCCTTATCAACGCTGTGGTTGAGGCCGCCGCCGTAGCGGTAGGTGACCTGGTAGGTGGTGTTCGCCGCGGCGACGCCCAACGTTGTCGTCTGGAGCAGCTGCTGCGGGTTGACTGAGATCCGTGAGAAGGTCGTTGTGAACGGAAACGAGATCGCAAAGCTTGACGGGTCGGGGATGACGTCGTCGTCGAGGCTGTCGGCGTTGCCACCCCCAAACGTCAACGTTGTCCTGCGTGACAGCAGGTCAGTGTCTGTCGTGTAGCGGTAGGGCGCCGGGATGACCTTGATGGTGTCAGGCACCAGGTCGGAGTCCGAAGCCAGGTTCAGGACGTTCTGGTAGACCACGTCGTTGGACAGCGCGTCGACCGGGTAGTAGATGTTTCCCAGCAGGTCGTTGACCGACACGATCTGTGACACGTCTGGGTTCTGCAACGTGATCTGGTTGAAGGGCACGAAGGTCGGTCCCACGACGATGTTTTCTGTTGTCTCCTTGCCAGAGATGCAGAGGCCCGTCAGCGACAGGATGTACGTCAATGGGACGCCGACAGCGTTTTTCTGACCTATCTTGATGGCGGCCGCGGGTACCCCTGACGACAGCAACAGGGTAAAGTCGAGGTCTTCTAGCAGGTTGAACACGGTGCCGTTGTTTGCCGTGAAGCTTGAGTTGGCTTTGATGATGGGCAGCGCGTCAGGGCGTGGGCCGATGATGTTGTTGAGCGTAGCTGCCGGGACCTCGACGTACATCGTCAAGGGCACCATGGCGGGGCTAGCACCGACGATGGGCACCCCTGCGGCGCTGAGCTGACGCTGGATGTTGATCGTCTCGACTGCCGTCGTCGGGTCAAGCTCACCAAACTGGTGGTCGAGGTAGAACGACATGTTGTCGCCCACGTAAGCGGCAAAGTCGAGCAGGAGCCCACCCAAGCTGGACTCTGAGAAGTCTCGGAGCCTGTCGGGGTAGTAGGCCCGGGCGTACTCCACCAGGTTCGCACGCAACGAGTTAAAGTCTCGTGCGAGGTACTTTCGCTGTCGTACAGCTTTTAGGTCGTCGCGTTGAAGCGTCATTGCAACCGATAAGTAGCCCGCCTGTCAGATCGCGTACAGCGTTACCACGATCTGCTTGCTCTTGACGTTGAGGCTCGGGATGTTGTACGTGATGGTGAGGGTGACCTGTGCGATGCCCTTGGTCGATTGGCCGACTTTGTTGAACGATGACAGGAAGTTCTCAAGGTCAATGTACGGCATCCAACGCTGGACGGCTTCTTTGATCCGCACTATGGCTTGTGAATCGAAGTCGTCGGGGGCCACCAGGTCAACGAGCAGCGGTTTTAAGTTGGCGCCGTAGAAATAGAGGCCCAACCTCTCCCCCCAGTTGGTCTGGATCAGGTTTTTGAGGTTGTCGCCGACTTGTTTGCCGAGGTCTGTGTTGGTTGCTAACAGGTCGTCGTCCCCTAGGCGCAACGGCGTCACGATGCCTATGGGTGTAGGAGTTGTGACCAGCTGGCTGTTGATGGTAGTCTGAGCTGTTGTACCCGATGACTTGAAGCTAAAGGACCCCATGCCTGTAACTATTTGAGCAACCCCAGCACTGCCCCTACACCTTGTGCCATGGCGCCGGTACCGACGATGTTACCAACGATGTCGCAGCAGACCATTGCGATGACGTTCTTGAGGTAGACGATGATCGTGGCGATGAGAGCCTTGGGTAGCAGCGGAAAGGGGCTGGGCAACAGGTCCAACATCAGGTCAAATGCTAGCTTGAACACCGCTTTGGGCAAGTTGGGCAGGTCAAAGACCAGGCTGACGTTTGGTGGCACCAGCAGCTTCAAGAGCAGCTTGAAGGGCAGCGTGAACAGGCCCAACAGAAAATCAGGCAG